GTAATCCTGGATCAAGTTTGATCCTGCAAGGAAGCGAAGGTCTGTACGACGTTGCTTGTACTTACGTGGAAGAGCCTTAAGTGCACTGTTGAAAGTTGCACGAGAGATTGCTGCACCAGCTGCATCGACAACGTGACCGTATGTCTTTGCCTTCTTAACAGCACCATCGAATGCAGTCATAAGTCCTGAACCTGTTGTATCTCCATTGAGAACAACATCTTCAATATCATTACCTGCCTGTGTTGCCATTAAACGTGCAATATGATCTTCTAGATCTGGACCCTCAATATTGTCTTCTAGAGACTCTGTTGAGATTTCCCAATCCATACGAAGCTTACGAGTTGTCAAGTTAATTTTTGAGAAAGTGACAGCTGCATTTGATGCAGAGTCTGTGGCCTCAGAAGCAACAGTCATAAGTCTTTCGCCTACACCAATACGATCAATTTCTGTGGTGTCTGCTTTCATGCGAACAGTACGTGCTACTTTTCCAATTACAGTTGCATCGAACATGTAATCTAGGAAACGAGCTGACTGCTCTGGGTTTAGTAAACCACCCTTATCGGCTGCGCCAACGTGAATACCTGATTCCGAATTGGAACCAGAAAATCCGCTAGTCTCTACAGCTTTTTCTAATGTTTCATTACTCATTTATTTTCACCTACCTTATTTAATTAATTCTGATACGGAACCGAGGAAAGAACCGTTCCATTTAGATTTTTTGATTGTTACTTCCTGAGACCCGCCAAGGTCTGAGGACTTCTTAAATGCAGTCTCTGATTCGACTGCGTCAACACGCTTTTCAACGCCGTTGATTGTGTTGCGGATTTCGCTTACAGCATTGCTCAAAGCTGAATGCTGCTCTGCCAATTCTGTAATTCTGCTATCTACGCTCTTGCTAAAAGTCTCGACGGTATCTTTGATTGATGATACCTGCGCTGCATTTGATTCAGTAGCCTTGTCTAGAGTTTCTGAGAAGAAACCTTTCAAGTCCCCTAGCATCTTTGCAAAATCAGGTTCAATTACATCAACCTCTGATACATCGGCTGCCTTTTCAAGAGTTTCAGCAGAAGCGTCTGCTACTGCATCTTCTGCAGGAGCTTCAGCTGGTGCTTCTTCAGCAGCAACTGGTGTTTCTTCAACTGCAGTAGTTGTTTCTTCAACTACTACGTTTTCTGTGTTTTCTGACACTTCATTACCTCCTTCTACGTTGGCCTGTTTTGCTATTTTTTGTGAATCAGGCAACGATAATCTTGACTTCTTAAATGAATCAAGAATGCTATCTATTTCTTTCGCTTTGTTTACATCATTTTTTTCGACCCACCCGATCAATGATGTTTGCTTTCCTGTGATTGGAGATGTGTATGTCTTTTCAGATGACACAAATACTGAATCACTATCTTCGCAATAAAAAATGTTTTCTGTTATAACTTCTGCTGCCATTCCTTTAAATACCAATTGGCCATTAGCCTTTGAAATAGAAAGAATGTTGCAAAGTTCATTTGCTGGAGAATCTACAATTGAAAGTTCTACTAGGTCATAGCCTTTAATAAATCTTACTGATTCACCGCTTGACTTATTTACTTCATTGTCTGATTCTGTAATTCTTCCGCCGATTGAAAATCCTTGAAGGGTTCCGTCAAGAATCTTTTCCCAGGTATCTTGTGCACCCTTAGAAACATATGTCTCTACATAAACTCCGTTATAGAAAGACTTTGAAACTGGATCGTAAAAAGATTCTGGCTTAAATGAAAGAAGCTTTCCAACTGCTAATGGTTGGTGCATTTCACGGATATTTCCACGGAAGTTTTCAAACGCTTTCATGCTTGCTTCCATAGTAACCACATCATTTGTTTGATCAACATTATCTAATGTTGCAAAGCCTGAGACAGTTCTTTTTTCACGATTAACTTTAGTAAAAGGAACCGCAAGGCTGACAGTATCGCCATGTGAAATCCATTGAGACTTTTCAATATTCATATGCTTTATTTTATCTTTGTATACATCAAAAGGCAAATAACTGGTTGCCTAATAATTAAGCAGTTACTCTACCGTCACCCTTTGGATTTCTTGCTTCCCCAGAAACATCTGGAGAATTAGCATCTCTTTGTTGGGTTCTTTGTCTAGTATTTCCAGCTTGGGCCTGTTGTTCTGCCGCCTGCTGTGGCTTTAATTCGACGACTTTATCCCCGCCATCAATTGGAGCCTTACCCATTCTAATTCTAACTTCATTAGGGGTAATTACCTGCATTCTTAAATATCTTTCATCAATTTTAGACTGAGTATCCTCATCAGTTAAAGTTAATTCATTAAACTTTAAAATAAGGGCATCTGTCATTTCAGCAATAATTCTATTTAATTTCTTTTCTAAAATATCCTGTGCTGGCTTACATACTTGCTCTCTAAATGTTTTATCAGCATCTCGTGCCGCCCCTAAATTAATTCCCTCTGGAATTCCAATCTTATTAATTGGGGTTCTATGAGACAAAAGAATTTCATCACGGTTTGCTTTTCTATATGCATTAAACGATGCATCTTGGACTCCAGCCTCAACTGGCTCCATCTTAAATTCAACCTTTTGATCTGGGCTATCTGCTGGGAGCGGAATATAAAGAGATCTATGATTCTTACCCTTTAAGCCTACCTGGAAAAACTCAAGCAATTTCTGTTCTGCAACTGGAGAAAGCTTAGCTCCTTTAACTGTAATAATATATCTTGGGACAGCCTTATTTTCAAAGTAGTCTAGATTATATCTTCCAGCAAATTCATTTCCCGTCATTGAATTCTGTGAGGAAATAATGTCTGGGATTCCATAATAGTTATTCATTGGAGTATACTTCTTCAAATGGATAACTTCGTTTGGACGATCTGTTCCGCCTGAAATTGGATTTTCAGTTTCAGTATCCCCGAAGTTGCGGAAGTAAACAGCCTTGCCATAAAGTAATTGAATAAATCCATCACGTAGGCGACGAACACGCATAGTCTTTGAAGGAATATGTCCCAGATAACCAATCTTTCCAGATGTAGTTCTACCAATTTCAATAAAACCATTTCCTGTTGCTTCTAAATCTACATAAGCTTTTTTAAGGGTTTCAATAAATGTTTCTTCATCGTTACAATCTTCAAGCCATTGTTCTAGGCCGTCACGAATTCTATCTAATTTTCTACGAGCAAAATCTAATTTGTCTGGAGTATCCTGTAAATCTTGCATAGTCATTTTTGTTGCTCTTGACTCTGTGAACTGATATCCTAGCCCAACAATATTTTCAACCTTCGCATTAATTGCAGCATAGTTATATGGTGAAATTTCATAAATACGTGCAAGGTACTCCAAGTTATACATTGGCTGAATAAGATCGAACATTGCATAACCAGTGATTGCTTGTGCAAGCAAATTCTGCTGTGTTGCTGTTCCATCAATACCTGTGTAGGCTTTTGAAAATTCTCTTCCCATCTTGCGGCGGAATGCTGGGCTTAGCCCAGTAACCTTTTTTAATTCTTCGCCTTCAATTTTAAATGGATCATTTTCTCTGGTAACTTCTGGACTATTAAATTTCATCCAATCGCCGACATTTGAAATCTCTATTGAATCTTGATTTTCTAATTCATCTGGCATAAATTCCATTAGTATCCTCTTCCTCCGATTGCATCGCTTCCCGTTGTAATCTTTTTCATTTCATCTTTATGATTTCCAATATCTAGTGGATCTGGTATCATTCCCCATTTTAATCTTTGATTCTGGTGTTCAAATTCTTCATCATCAATTTTTCTACGACCAGAAAGAAACTTTGGCTGGCCATCATAAATACCAAAAGATCTGACTTCCTTTATAAGGGCATCTATTTTGGCCTTATTATCTTTCATAGAAGTTACAGATAAGAAATTCCCTTCGTCATCGCCAATCCATCTGCCGTCTGGCATTTCCCACACATAGATTCCTAGCCTAGTCTCTTCGGCTATTTCAGTCTTTTTTAATTTACCTAAATCCATTACCATAGATTTTATTTTACCATTCTTTGCAACTAAAGTCCAGGATTTTGTCAAGCATCGTGACAAAATTATGTGTTTTGTATTACAAGCCAGTCATTATTGTAAGGAGTAAAGGAGTTTTCTGTCAGGCTCAATGACGCATTTTCCAAGTCTGTTACTGTAGAAATTGATCCCCTTGTATAAAGGTTATAATGACTTGTAGCCATTGTGCTATCAAAAGCTGACGGATAGAAGGTTATATTTTGATAAAGCCCCTTTGTATCCCCTGTAGATAAACTATTAAATGAAACTAATCCTATTAATGTAGAATCTAAAACCATAATAATGTGATTTAATTGATTTAACTTAAATACATTATCAACTGATGGCTCTGAAGATTTTTCAATTCCATTTACCCAAATTGCATCTATTCCAGCATAATCCATATTCCCGCCCGAATCCCATGATACCTCTATGCCATCAGCGACCACTAGAAGGCCGTCAGAATCCCCTGAGAGGCGTGTATAGAACAGTTCAATGGTCTGGTAGCCTTCTAGTAAGTCAATGTCGAATCCAGAGGCTTCAGGGCATAGGATGCCGTTTCTAGCGTCTCTGCTTAAAATATTATATTTATTATTTCCCATTGTTGCTAATGAATTTTCCTGCATAACTATTTTTTCACCAGAATTTACAGCATACAAAATCGGGTTATTATAAAAACTTAATCCTAGGTTATATAATTTAGGTATATAAATTGATGAGTCTGTTGAAGATAATGTTATTCTTAAATAAAGATTCCTTGATGAATCAAATCCATCTAAATTATATTGAGGGATTGATTCTCTATTACTACAAGGTATCCAAGTTATTCCGTCAATACTTGTTTCAACTGTAACTCCATTTGTTCCATACCATTCAATTTTTGAAGTATTCATATCTAGTCCCGCTGGAATTGTAATAAAATCTTCAATTACAACATCTTCTGTTGCCCCGCTTAAAAGAGAAATTGAATCCTCTAGGCCATTGTAATAAATGTTAGTTTGATCAAACCAACTCCATGGCTTATTTGCTGGATATGAATAGTAATATGTTTTACTAATATTATTGTCATAAATTTCAAATAGGCTACCAGAATCTGGATTAGCAATTTGAATTGGCGGAAGTCCTAATGCTTCTTGATAATGTGATCTTATTT